ACAGCCCTAAAACCCGCATGGGAGCCTATCCTGGTCTGCATGAAACCATGCGATGGCACCTTTGCGCAGAACGCGGAGAAGTACGGGCAGGCGGGGATTAATATTGATGGGTGTAGGATCGGAACGGAGACGACGACTACACATTCTAGGGGGTCGAATACGTCGTTTGCTAAACGTCCTGGAGAAAGATTAGTGGAAGAGGGTGGGAGAACAACGCCTCAAAATAGAGATGAGTTTGTTGGAAAAGAACATCCAGGCCGCTGGCCCGCGAACCTGGTCCTCGATGAGGAAGCGGCGGGGATGCTCGATGATCAGAGTGGCACGCTTAAGAGTGGCATGCCTGGGATTCGTCGCAAAAAGCATGCAGATGGAGTCTTTCCTTTGGTTACTTGCGTTAATGGTGAACCAGAGTTTGGTTTCGGTGATTCCGTTGGGGCTAGCCGTTTTTTTTATTGTGCCAAGGCTTCGTCTGCTGAGAGGAATAGGGGGTGTGAAGAGCTTCCCCTAAAAGAAGACAGCGGCGCGTATGGCGAATTTGAAGGCGATGGCCGCGGGAGACAGACTGAACACAAACCATCTAGAAACAATCATCCCACGGTAAAGCCTATTAAACTCATGGAATATCTAATTACTTTGATCGCCCCTCCTAAAGACGCCATCATACTCGACCCATTCATGGGAAGCGGCACGACTATACTTGCATGTCAGAACCTAGGAATTAACTGCGTCGGTATCGAGATGAGCGCGGATTACTGTGAGATAGCGAAAGCTCGTGTAATGGGAAACGAGACGTTGTTTAGCCCGAAGGTAAAGTTTGTATAGCGGATTGCATTGAACGAAACGACCAAAGGGTAAAGTCTTTGACGACAAGATGTGGTGAAAATGGATAAATGTTTCATATGCCAATCTACTTTAACTGGCAGACAGAAAAAATATTGTGGTCAGCAATGCGTCGAGAGAGGACATCTCGTTAGGGCCAATATATGGGCGCTAAAAAATAGAGAGAAAACACAGGAATTGGCACGTATCGGATTTGCGAGACTGAGAGACAGAATTTCGCATCTGGAAGATCGAATGAACAAACTTGAGATATCAACTAAAATAAAAAGTTGTGAATGATCAGTGCACCCAGCAAAGCGCCGATCATCGCTCGTATAGGATTGCATTGAACGAAAGGACCAAGCCCATATACTATGACAAATAAAAATTAAGGTATCTATGGTCCTGTTCCCGCAGATCGACACCATGTACTACAACGATGGTGATAAATCCGTCCATGAAATGATGGAATATCACTACGCAAGCGCAATACAGATTAACCAGAGCTTTTGGAGTGAAGCGGACATAGACGCTAGGTTTAAAGCCGGAGACCAGACACTATGGAACGATATTTATGGAAATGTTCCAGCCTTTCGGCGGCGTCAGTTTAACTTCAATCGAATCAGGTCTATTATCAATATGGTGTCTGGCTATCAGCGTCAGCATCGCTACAGCACGATTGTTGTCCCGGTAGAGAACTCAGACGAAGAGACGGCTGACCAGTTCTCGAAGCTGATGATATGGGCAAATGGTCGGTCCAACGCGCTAGAAATTATCTCGCAAGCCTTCGAAGGCGCTATTACTAGTGGCATGAATCTATTAGCGGTATGGATGGACTATCGGGAGGACCCGATCAACGGCGATCCGAAGGTAGACAACGTATCCTATAATGAATATTTGATTGATCCGTTCTTCAAGAAGCACGACATGAGTGATTGCCGTTTCTGCTGGACCCGCAAATGGCTTTCGAAGAACGAAATACGCTCATGCCTTCCTGGTCGAGAGGCCGAGATAGATTCGATGTATTCGCGTGGATGGCGTGACGGCAAGTTTCAATTCCAACCAGAGGCCTATAACTATGCTATGCAGGATCTTCTTTCCTATGATGAGTTCTACTATTTGGACTATCGCACTCGTAAACTTCTTGTGGATACCCAGACTGGTGAAACTATGGAATGGAAGCACGATGACGATGTGCTAAGATCCTACATCGATAGATATCCGCAGATTAAGCCTATCGACCAGACCGTGCCGACCGTAAAGCTTGCGATAGTCGTGAACGGAAAGACGATGTATCATGGACCAAATCCAATGGGGATTGACCGCTATCCCTTTGTTCCTGTGATCGGCTATTACACGCCTGAGATCCCTTATTTCCCATGGCGCGTTCAGGGAATTGTTCGTGGTCTACGAGATTGCCAATTCCTATACAACCGCCGCAAGATCATCGAGTGTGACATTCTTGAGAGTCAAATAAATTCTGGAATTAAGTACAAGGAAGACTCCCTCGTCAATCCTAAAGACGCTTTCCTTCAGGGACAAGGCCGTAGCCTTGCGCTTAAGAAAGAAGCCATGATGGACGATGTTCAGCAGATAATGCCTCCACAGATACCACCATCGATGTTTCAGTTGTCAGAGAGCTTCGCAAAGGAAATCACACAAATCTCTGGGGTTAACGAAGAGCTCTTAGGTGCTGCTGTCGATGACAAGTCTGGCATATTGTCTATGCTTCGCCAAGGAGCTGGGCTTACAACCCTTCAAACGCTATTTGATCAGCTTAACTTCGCCCAGAAACAGCTTGGACAGATCTTCATAGATCTATTCCAGGCCAACTTCTCAGCCGGCAAGGTTAAGCGCATCATCGGCGCGGAACCAACCATGGAGTTTTACAATCGTTCATTCCAAAAGTATGATTGCGTGGTGGAAGAAGGCTTGAATACGGCGACACAACGTCAGATGAACTTCGCACAGATGATTCAGCTTCGCGAAGTGCTTGGTGATCTAATTAGCCCTAAAGACCTGCTGGAAGCCTCTACAATGCAGGATAAGAAGAAGTTGATGGAAAGCGTTGAGTCTCGCGAACAGGCGGTGCAGAAGCAACAGGGCGAAGTCCACGAATATCAGATGGCGCTACAGCAAGCTCAAATCGAATCCATGAAGTCTAAATCCATGGCAGACCAGGGGCTAGGGATGGAACGAGCTTCTCGCATTGAAGAGAACCGCGCTCTTGCCGTAGAGCGAGTAGCCGAATCTCAGAATCAAAGATCGCTTGCGGTCTATCACGAAATCAAAGCAGCTCAAGAGCTTGAGGCAATGGATCTATCGCATCTAGAGAAGCTATTTAAGCTCATTCATGGTCTTCAGGAAGCTAAACGCACTCGAGAAATGCATGAAAGAGATATGGCGACGCCTTTAGAAACTCCAGACAAAGATGTTGCATAACAAACGCGGCAAGTTTAAATTTTGAATAATGAACACGTGAGGAGATCACATGAAAAAACATCACAGCGACCCCATGGTTGGGGGAACTTCAGAACATGAAGGAAAGGCTTGGGGACATGGGCAATATGCCAATATGCCTCAGGAAGTGAGGATGAGCGCATATCCTAAGATGCCTTATAAAGAGCTAGATACTATCGATGATACCGAAGGCCGTCTGGAAACAGATGCGAAACACGCTGAACGCGGCGATCGTAAGAGTTTAGAGCGCGGCATGTACTAATGTCCGCTTTTGGAGGTGAGTATTTGCAGATACTACGAGAAATGGCGTCTGAAGATATGGATCGTGATGATTACGTTACTATGGATCGTATTGATCGTGGCTTTATAATCGAAGAGCAGATACTCACCTTCAGTGGGATTACGGTTAACATAAAGGTTCCCAAATATGCCTGTCATGCCACGATCCAAGAAAGCGAAGAAGATTTCAGATAAGGTGATGAAGAAGAGTGCTTCCGATGAGAAAGACATGAGTGATCGCTCACGCAAGGCTGATCGAGAGCCTAAGTTCGATAGAGATGTACGCACTATGATTAAGAGGTAACATGGCATTTCCTAAGAAAAACAAAGACATCCCTGCTGAAGTAGCGTTCCCAATGTTGGGTTCTAAAGACCCAATGCTAACGCGTACTGAGCCCGTGGACGATACTTATGATTACACCAACCAATCATGGCCTGGACGTATCGGAGTCGATCCTAGGCTGTCTAAAGCGCAATCAGAGCATAAAAAGCACAAACCTCTAGGTAGTGGCAGACAAGAATGATTTATACAGGCTCTGATATTTCTCATGACCCCATAATCCGCAAGACAGTTGGTCAATGCGCCGTGGATTTGATGTCTAAAGGCGATCAGAATCAAGGCGTGATCGATACCCAGCGTGAGATGACAAAGGGTTATGTCGACGAACTCATAAAGTGTGCTAAAAGTGGTACCATAGCCTATGCGGATACCAAACCATTTTATATTTGCGTTCAGACAAGACGCGAACGTCTATTGCAAAATGTCATTCGTAATCAGTTTTACCATCGCATTACACGACCCATTCCCCAATACGACCTAGCTTTATATCACTACGATCCTAAGGAAGAGCAGTTGTCCTTCGTCTGGTGTATTCCTGACAAAGAGACAGTCGAAGGGATATCTTCTATAGGATTTATTCCATCTCGTGGCGAAGAGCAGCTGCATTACTTTGTAAAATGCTTCGTCGCTGGTACGTTGATCTAGTTTCCTTGGTTTGATGATAATAGTGGAATCCCCGTTTCTCAGGCGGGGATTTCTTTTTATTTTGTTAGCTTATGCCACTCTTCGTCCAGTCTCTTTTGTTCAGCCATACGATTCAAAACATGATAAGGTAATCGACTCTTTTTCTTTCCGGCCTTAGCGTTGTCTGCTCGTCTCTTGGCATTAAATTTATTAAGCTTATCATGGTTGACGACGTGTCTGCAGGCATTACTGCAATATTTGATTGTCTTGTCTGCTTTAAAGAGTTCCTTGCAAACTGGACAGGTCTTCTCTTCCCGCGCGAGAAAGGTTTTTTCCTTCGCAATTTTGTTGTTATATTCCGCTCTACAATACTGATGGCAATAGATTTGATTCGTTCTTGGAATAAAATAGACATCACATCCAGGACATTTAACAGAACGTGCTGTCTTTCGTGTGACGGCAGGATTTCTAGCTGCTAGTGCAGTCTTATAGCGAAATTCGCAGACATCTCCGCACCATATTTTCGCTTCCTCAAACGTACTGAAACCAATATTACATTTTAAACAGTGTCTGTAAAAAGGTTTTTGTTGCATTATTGGATCATTTTTTCTTCAAAATCGCCCGTACCTGTTCTCTTACTAGTTCAGTGAAATATTGTCGATGGTAAATGGAGAATTCTTCCCACAGTGAATCGGCCCAATCGTCGTCGGTTATAGCTGATTTTAAATCGTCCATGTCGTATTCGACATCGACTTCACTCTTCAACCATTTGTGGAATAGGTTTTCGATCATGATGTGCAATGGCTCTTTGATCAGTTCGACAAGAAATTTTTTGATCGACTAATTCTGCGGGCATAATGCGGTTCATGATCAGGACGGTCTTAATGATTGTGATGTCTTTCTCTAGGGCTGAAAATCTGGCATTCGTCCATATCAGCGCCCCGACAATGAATCCTATGATCGCTAGTGTATCTTGGTGTTGTTTAAACCAGTTCATCTCCTATCCTTGTGTTTGGCTGATAACTTTAATTATGTTGTGGATCGATTGCCATAATATCCCACCAACTTGATGATTTCGATATTCCCAGGTAAAGCCAACCGTTTTCAGTCATCTTCCAAACTCTATAGGTATGAATATCGGTCCAATAAGAACCTAACGGATATTCATCTGTCATAAGCCCTCATTCATAATTCATTGTAGGAGGCGGGATTCGAACCCGCGCTTGCAACCTGTGCTTCTACCTGAGGTAGACTGCGTTTAGCCACTCCGCCACTCCTACTAAGTCCTCAATTATGTTTCGTCATCAGGAAGAGGCCCGCAGGTTAAATTTCCTTTGGGTCCATTTAACGCAAAATCGCGTAGTGAATTGGCATTTAGCTCAATTCGTTTAAATAAACGATCGGCCTCATCCGCCGGGAGGATTTCAAGGTTATGAAGTCGAAGTTGATCTAGCATATGATTCGCTAACACTCGGCATACCACTTTATGATCCTGAGTCAATAGATAATCGGTGAGTTTGTCTAGAATTTCTTTGTTAGATGCTGTCATAAGTCCTCAGTCATGTTGTCGACCTTTTTCGTGGCGTCAGGAAAATGGTCGGGAGGCGCAGGTAAAGGCATCCAGTGGGTATATGGCTGATTCAACTTTCATCCCCACTTACTATCCGAATATTCAGTCCACTTACAGATGTTTATACCCACACAGCAGGAAAAGACCAAATAACATCTGTACGCCTCATCAGGAAGTCTATCTTTAACGCTGATCCATATATGATCGGTTATGCGATTGTCACATAACTTATCACATACACAGTCCATAACATGATCGCCGCATTTATCACATTCGCCTGACATCTTATACACCTAAAACCCCTAGACGGCCTACACAAGACCTGACGCATTACGTCAGTATTCAGCCGGTCTAGGGAAAACTCAATAAATACGGTTTTCCTAGCTAGGGGGGATACCGAAAACCCAGGAAAGTATTGGCAGACTTTGCCCACTAACTGGCTGCTGATTAAGACATCCATTCCTCTAGGAGGACAGATCCCTATATCGTGTTCCAACAGCAATAACGCCGCGGTGACTAGTACGCGGAAAATTCATACACAGCTCATGATACCTTCACGCGGTGTTTTTCTATATCCAAGAGGCGTTGGTGGAAGTCTTTCATCTCGTTCTGAATAGAAATCATCGTGATTTCCAAATTCCTACTCACTTGCAAAAGATCTTTACGATCTTCCTTTTGTTCTACTCGCAACATATTAGCCTCTGATCTAACACAAAACATCATGGAGATAACGACCCCAATATTTGCTATGGCTGATCCTACGACGGCTATGATGACTCCTATATCGATTGACATATATTCTCCTTTCTCTTTCTCTATGCCTCTACCATATTCGTGACGCTACGAACATACTTATACTTGGATGGGCAATCCCGGTTCTGACAAGATGTTCCAATAGGCCAATATCTATTGCAATATGGGCACTTCCACTTCTTCTCGTACTCCATAGAGTTAGGCATTAGAGATATGTTATGCGTGTATGTGTAAAAACCAGTGACGTCTCTGTGTATTTCAGACGTTTCAATCCAAACATTCTCGCCAAGATGAATGGGGAAGCAGTCCTCCCCTGTTGGCATGTCATCGATGTCAAAATAAAACTTCTCGGTGGCACCTACAGCTGAAAATGCCAATAGCAATAATAACACAACGTTCTTCATGATTTCTCCTTTGGTTAACTTGTAGGGAAATTGGGTAGAGGCATCCAATATAAAACTTCACTAACTTCAAAACTTCCAAGTCTTCCACGCCATCGACGAACTGTCTCATCCCCTCCCCGATAAATTGCGAGGTCTACGGTGTTTCCTGTGGCCAATATAAGAACTTCATTTCGAGAAGTTGGCAACCTGTCATTAACGCTAATCCATCCCTTGACAGTTTTTTCGCGATCGCAAAAGCACTCAGACTTATGGGTTCCACACGTTTCGCAAGGAACGATCATGACGTTTTCTTTTCTCTGGTATCTTTGGCAAAGGCATCCAATGAGTAACCTCGGACCTATATAGATGTCCTGTATGGTCAAGCCACCGAAAGCCCGGATCATAAAATATATAGCTCCCAAGATTCACGTAATCTTCATACGTAAAAAGGACTTCTTTGTCTAAATCAGGCAATTTGTCTTCAATGCTAATCCATTCCATTTTCACCTTGACGCATTTTCTTAAGTGTAGAGATGCAAAGATTCGGGGAGATTCTCACCTCGCATTTCTTACACAAATATGTGTTTGTGCAGATATTCACGTATTTTCCCCAGATCATGACTTGAAAGCGATTTTCCTTAATAAATACTGTAGATCCATCACAAACGTGACACTTTAGATTTCCGTTCATATCCCTATCCTATCTGACCCACTAATTTTAATCCCATAGTGTATTTACTCACAACCCCTAAAACTGAATAGGCTAAACAAGTCCATGAATATAAGCAACTTATATCTGTACTATAAAATTATTGATATATACGATTCGGCTAAAGCGTCGACGGCTATCGGTCGTTTGTTAGGCAGTAATGGTTTCGCAAACCGAGGACACATGAGCGAAGTACTTGATCAATTAGATGCAGCCCCGGAAGTCATCGCACCGGAACAAGAATCAGCGAATGTGCCAGAGGCAGAGACAGCGCCAGTACAGACTTCAGCGCCTCCTAAAGAGGATATGCAGGAGAAGAACTGGAGAGCGGCTCGGGCCCAAATGGCGGAGCAAAATCGCCAGATCCAGGCATTGAATCATGAGTTAGAGCTAGTACGTAAAGCGCAAGCTCCCAAGGAACCGGAAGAAGAGTTTCTGACGGATTCTGAGAGACGTTTAAACGATAAGATCAAGGTTCTTGATCAGCGGCTTAAACATAAGGAAGCGAAGGAAGCGGATTACGTGGTGGATCGGCTCAAGTCCAAATACCCAGATTTTGACGACGTTGTGAACCCAGAGAACATTACGTATTTACAAACAAACAACGCCGCACTTGCTAAAGCCTTGGCCTCTCTAAAGGATGAGCCATACGAGCAAGGAATAGCCGCATACGACGCGCTGAAAAAGACCGAGTGGTACCAACAGAGGCATACGATGCAGGATAAAGCAAAACTGGAACAGAACGTAAAGAAACCGATGTCGGTTCAATCCGTCCGTAAACAGGGCGCTTTGTCTGAGGCTAATTCATTTGCTAATGGGTTAACTCCTGAGCTGAAGAAATCACTTCAAGCGGAGATGGCTGCAGCCCGCAAGGGGGCGTAAACCATGAGGTTTATGCATGTCAATTACAACATCGAGCGTGCTTCCTGCGCCCGTACAGCAGTCGTTCAGCTATAAGCTGCTGAGCGTTCCTGTTCCCTATATGATCCACAAGATTCCCGCGATGCTCAAGCAAATGCCAAGGAATGGTGGTACTACGTTGCGTATGCGACGTTACAACCCATTGAATACCGCTACGGTACCATTGGGCAATTCGGGTATTACTCCTCCTCCTCAAACACTTACCGCCGTAGACATCGATGCCAAGATGGATTTTTACGGGACATATATTTATTTGAACGATCAGGTTACTCTTCAGAACCAAGATCCTGTGCTCAATGAAGCAGCACAGCGCCTTGGGGTTTCACTTAGACAGACAGAAGATGAGCTTACCCGCAACATGCTTGCGTCTACAGCTTCCTTCTTGAACTCAACAGGTGGAACAAACGCAGACAACCCAACAGAAATGGCACGTAGCGATGTCGACAACGTCATTCAGACGCTTGCCGGTAACAACGCTTACACCATTGCTGACAATATCGAAGGCGATGACAAGTTCGGTACTGCACCTGTTAGGGATGCGTACTTTGCTCTAGGCTCGACAAACTTGATCAGAACGATCGAGAACGTCTCTGGCTTTATTGCGAAGGCACAATATCCTTACCAGGCAACCGTAATGCGTCCAGAGTGGGGTTCGGTTTCTAATCTCCGATTCCTTCTTTCGAGCATTGGTAGCGTATCTCCTAACGCATCTGCGCTTGGTGCTGACGTCTACAACGTGTTCTGCGTCGGTATGGAAGCATATGCGTGTATTGAGCAGGATGGCTACTCAGCACAGTTTATCTTCCGTCCACCTATCTATGATGGACCTTTAGCTTTGAACGCTTCGGTGGGCTACAAGTTTGCTGAAGTACCTCGTATTACGAACGATGCATGGGTCATTAACCTAAGAACCACGCTGAGAGCGTAAGGAGGATAACATGGCCGTTTTAGATCATATTCTTCATGGTTCGTTCACCGCAGACGGTAACGCACATATAATTAACATCCCCTGCGATGTTGATTCATTTGAAGTTCGGAACTTGACAAAAATTATCACGCCAGTTGGTGGTACAGGTGTAATGTTCTACTGGCAACGTGGAATGGCTCAAGATTCAGCAATCCAAGAGACGTCTTTGGGTGTAATGAGCCAAATTACGACGAATGGTATTTCGCTGATTAACACATCCGATCCTCAGGTTCCAGGTCCTCAACTTAGTGGTACTGCAATCAGCAATGCTACTCCTCCAGTCGTGTCGTCAGCTAACACTGGCACGCTACAAAATGGGGATTTGGTTGAGATCTACAACGCAGCAGGTGCCTTGCAGTTCAGTGGCTATCAATTCACTGTTGACCAAGTGGTTGTTAACACGAGCTTCAGGCTTCCTTTTGCGCCTACGATCGTTGCCGGTACCACCGTCAACTATCGTGTGATCAAGTTCCAACCGATGTTCTACCCACGTCGCTTATTCATCGCTTCAGTATCGCAGGCTACACAAGCTGTTGTTGTATTGACAGTGACGCATAACTTGACAGTAGGCCAGCGCATTGTGTTCGGTGTTATCCCATCAATGTACGGGATGACTCAGTTGTCCGGATTGAGAGCAACCATAGTTGCGATCAACACCACAACTAACTCGATCACAATTGACATCGACACAACAGCATTTACAGCATTCGCATTCCCTCTGACTGCGGTTGCTGCTACTGCTCATACGGAACCTTTCCTCGTTCCATTTGGTGATGGCCTTAGCCCATTGTCAAATCCACTTGGGAATCAATCCGTCCTAGATGGCGCGACACGCAACCTCGCGGTACGCGGTATCTATCTAGGTGCAGGTGCTAACGGTCCTGCTGGGATAGCGTCTGACGTAATCTACTGGAGAGCCTTCAAGGGTGAACAGGTACAGACAACGTTCTACGCGTAATTGAGTTAGCCGGAATTTCCGGCGAACTGATTGAACTGTCCGGAAATTCCGGACAGTTCATGAATAGGAGAAAAATGGCTAAACGAAAAAACACAGGGAATAACATGGCTATCGCAACAGAAGCAGTTCCGGCATCGAGAAATTATAATGAACTCTTTGGAAAGATCGAAGGTCTTTCTGGCCTAGACAAAAGAAACTTCTGCAAAGGGCTATCGCTAGAGGAAAAGAAGGCATATGTTGCGCACCTGCGCGAGCGTGATATGCAACACGTTACAGGTATCTTTCGATCCTTTGAACCACTAGGTAGCATGTTAGAGATGACTGCTATGGCGTACGATATCGAAACTCCTATAAAGTATCAATTTTACGATGGGGTAGAATATACAGTGCCTAAATACATCGCGAAAAGGTTTGAAAACGAGTTTCAAGGGCTAGGCACTTGGTATCCTACCCATAGCCATATCCTTGATGCTTCTGGCAAACCTACAGTGTCGGTGGGTAAAAAGAATCGTCGTTTTGGATTTAGTTCAATGGAATTTCAATGAGCGGACAAATAGTCGTTCCTACACCTGGATCGGTTTTGCAGGGGCCAATATTCTCTGATTTTGAGCCCCAAATAAACCTTATCCAAAGCGTGACAAATGCAGAAAACGCGATTGTGACAACAATTACTCCTCACGGATACCAAGACGGTATTTATGTCAGAGTGATAGTGCCTGTCACTTACGGAATGAATATCTACGAGGAAACTCAGATTCTAGTCACGAGTTCTACGAGTTTTTCTACGAGTATTAACACGCTTAATCTCGACCCATTTGTGGCCCCGACATTATATCCACCAGTAGGATTCACCCCGGCACAGACGATTCCGATGGGCGGAACAACAGATAATATAGCGTAAGGAAATTCGATGACGATTTATCCACCCACAGCACCGCCAGGACTTCCGAACACACTCGGGGATATCATTTCAAAAGTTCGTCGTATTACGAAGTCGCCCTCACAGAATCAGATCACGGACGATCAGATCGTCCAGTATATCAACACGTATTTCCTCTATGACTTCCCACAGGAATTGCGTTTAAAGAATTCATTGTCAAACTATAATTTCACGACGGCGCCTAACCAAGAGACGTACGTTCTCCCTACCGATAGCATTATCACAGTCGAGCCACCTGTCTACATTAACGGTTACCAGTCCTACTTTACCCAGGATCAGGACAACTTCTATCGATTGTACCCACGTCTCGGCCTATCAGAGAACAATTTAGCGTTCGGTAATGGGACACAAGGCCCTTATACTTTTACGCTCTCCAATAGCCCCGTATTGCAAAATAACGTGGTTGTTAGTGCCGTGGACTCAACAGGAGTGGCTGCAACTGCCGTCGACATTCCATTAACCACAGCAACCGGCGCCCTTTCCGGTATTGCGATCCAGGCGGCGTCTTCCATCAATTACATAACAGGCGCCGTTAGCATTCTATTCAACAACAATATACCGGCAGGAAATCCGATCAATTGTCAGGTCGTTCCGTACGCGCCC